CCAAGTATCCGAGGGCGATCACGTTGCTCGGGATGGCTGTGGATGCCGCGCGGACATTGGCGAAGAACAAGAATGCCGATCTTTGGTTCAATGACGGTCAAATGCACATGGTCGATAAGGGCCATGCTCCGAAGGGAGGGACATTCGTCCTCAACAGTCAAACGGGATTGATCGGTTTGCCTGTGGAAAGTCCAGAGGGCATTCATGTAAGGGCATTGATCCACCCCGATCTTCAATTGAAGGGAACTATTTTGAAGATCAATGAGGCATCCATTCAACGCGCTTTCCCTAGCTTTGGACCCAACGCGGACGGCAGCAATAATCTCAATGTCAATCCTCTATGGGATGCACAGATTAAAGCCTTAGCCACCGCTGATGGCTATTACAAAATCGTTTACACCGATTTTGATGGAGACACTCGGGGAATTCCATGGTATGCCAACATGGTCTGCATTGGCATAACCGGAACCGATGATTATATCGTCAACAAGGGCAAGGTTCGTGACGATAGTCAATCTCAAGGACCGGCGAATGCAACTCCATCCGTTCCTAACTATGGAGGCCCGACGACCCCGACTGGTGGAGCTGGACACGGGGCGGCATAATGGCTCAGGTTCCCGCCCTTCGTGGTCAATTGACCACCGGCGCCCTGGTGCCCGCCAGGGGACGAATAGGCGTCGTTCCTTACGACACCCCAGCTCAAGGTCCTTATGATCCGCCAAGCGGGGGCGTCAATCCGGTTAACCCCAGCGGGAGTCCGGTTCCAGCTAGCTTCGGTCCCATCTTCGGGGACTCCCTCAGTCCTTATGCGTTGATAGGAATTGGAAGTCGAGCTATCGGCACTATCATCCCTGACGTAGTGGTTGAGGAAGTACACACCGACACCTTGCGCATCACCGATCATCCTGTGGAGATGTCGGCAGCTGTAACCGACCATGCATTTCATCTTCCATATGAATTGCAGATGAGAATCGGGTTCTCCGACTCGTCGCATCAGGTGGTTGGATTTGTGCAGATGGTTTATCAGACAATGATCGCATTGCAACAAACCCGAGAGCCGATGAACGTCAGCACCGGCAAGCGGCAATACCAGAACATGTTGATCCAGAGCATGTCGGTCACTACGGATGAGACGAGCGAATTCGCATTGAACATGACTGTGTCTCTCCGAGAGATCATCATCACCTATGTTCAGCAAACCTCGGGTCAGTCGGATACCCCGAGCCAAACGACGCCTCAGAAGGATGCCGGCAACACAACTCCTAAACTCGAGGACAATGTCCCCATACCACCGTCACGTCCTTCGGATCTTGGAAGCGTTCCACCAGCAACAGGAGGTGGAACATCTCCTACTCCACCGACGTGGGAGCCGGGTGATTCTGGTCCACCACCTCCGTCTCCGCCTCCACCGATTGTGCTTAGTCCCGATCCTAGCCTCCCCAATCCGGATCAGCCATGGCAATCGTTACCTCCACCCGCTCCGCCATCTGCTCCACAGATGGGACCTGAATCTCCAGGTGTGGGGATTTTGCCTGGAACCAGCGGGTCTGCCGAGAGTCCCGCCCCGTTGCCTCCGGGCGTTATAACCACCGATCCTGGACTTGTGTGGGGTGGAACCTGATGGCCAATTTTGAAATACCTCTGCTTGGAACGACCCAAAGACTCAGTATCACGCTGAACGGGATCAACTATATCTTCCGATTGAGATATTGCTTCACTCCGATGGGCGGATGGATCCTGGACATCTACGACCAGAACGCTAGTCCATTGATCTGCGGAATTCCATTGGTCACCGGATGCGATCTGATCGGTCAATATAGATACGTGGGCATTCCTGGTTCTCTGTATTGTGCTTCCGATGGCGATCCACAGGAGGCACCGCATTTTGATAATCTGGGGACTGGGAGTCATCTTTACTGGTGGACAGGGTGATGTCATGGATGATCGTGAACGATGGGAACAGGTTGAGGAGCCTTACTTCATTCTCCATGAATGGATGCGCAAGCACATGTGGTCGAACATGCCTGCGGTCGTCACGGAGAATAGCGACGGCCACACGTTGAAATGTCAGCCGTCGATCAAGTTTCAACAGACCAATCCCGACGAGACGACAGAGTTTCAGGATCACCCGATTTTGCAAGATGTTCCGGTGACGCATATTGGCGGCGGCGGAGTGGTTCTAACGTTCCCCATCGCCAAAGGTGATGAGGTACTGTTGAACTTTGCATCGCGGGCCATCGATACGTGGCATCAGTCCGGCGGATCGCAGCAGCCGATCGATACCCGAGATCACAGCATATCCGACGCCATCGCCGTTCCTGGCCTGTGGTCAACCCCACGTAAGATCCAGAATGCATCTACATCGACTGTCCAATTACGAACTACGGGAACGACTACGACCAGGGATGCAAAGACAGGTGAGACAAGAACCACGCCGACGGCGTTCATGGAGTTGACCCCAGGAGGGGTCCTGAATTTCAAGGGAACCAATTGGACCACGGATGTTCCTACCCATGCATACAAGGGACACCTCACCGTCACCGGAGAGATTACCTTGAATGGGATCGATCTATCGACGCACAAGCACAACAACGTCGCTCCGGGAGGCGCATTGACTGGACCACCCGTCAGTAGTCTCGAATTGATGCAACGGTGGGGGATCATGGCAACTCCTGTGGCTGTAACTTTACTCGCCATCGATATTGTCTTGAGGTTGATCCATGCGATACCGTAAGCTCGATGAAACCGGCGACATGATGTTCGGTCATCAGCAGGGTGATTTCTGGAGAGATGTTCCAGAGGCTCCGGCACAGGCGGTGTGGACCCGTTTGCAAATGTATCTGGGGGATTGGTGGCTTGACATCAATGATGGAACTCCATGGAGGACCCAGGTTCTCGGAAAGTATACCGGTCGCACACGCGACCCGGCTATCCAGAACCGGATTCTCGGGACACAGAATGTCTCGAGCATCACGGCTTACTCCAGTCAGATGAATCCCGACACGCGCACGTTTGACGTTCAGGCGACTATCGACACTGTCTATGGAACCAGGTTCGTCAGCGTTCAATTGAGGGAACCCACCTAATGGCAATACCTCCAACCGCTCCTGTCCCGGTCATTGACGCCACCGGACTGCATCTCCCTGACTTTCAACAGGTTCTCACTTATTTCAAGCAGGGGTATCAAGCCGTTTACGGTGCCGATGTATATCTTGAAAATGACAGCCAGGACGGCCAACTCATGTCGTTGTTTGCCACAGCTGTGGATGATACGAACTCGGCCATCGGAGCGGCATATAACTCTTACTCTCCATCGACGGCTCAAGGCATAGGGTTATCGTCGGTCGTTAAGATCAACGGTATCCATCGGAAGGTTCCCACATATAGCACATGCGACCTCTACTGCGTCGGCGTGGCCGGAACGGTGCTGACCAATGCATATGCCGTGGATACCAACGGGTTCCAATGGACTCTCCCGTCTCCCACAGTCATCGGGGATACCGGAGACGTCACCGTCACGGGGACATGCACCACCCTTGGAGCTATCAATCCACTGCCAGGCAATATCGATGGTATGGGCACTCCGACTCTCGGGTGGCAATCCGTCACCAACCTCGGCGCGGCAACTCCAGGAGCCCCCGTGGAAACTGATGCCCAATTGCGTCAGAGGCAAGCATATAGCACCATGATCCCATCCGAAACAGTGATGAATGGTATCATTGGAGCTCTTGAGGCTCTGCCTGGAGTGGGGCGGGTGCATGGGTTCGAGAATGATACAGATGCTTCGGTGGCGTTCAATTCTGTATCCACGCCGTTTCCCCCTCACTCTATCACCTTCGTCATCGACGGAGGAGACGATAATGAGATCGCTGCGACCATCGGCATCAAGAAGCCTCCTGGAACTTATACCAATGGCACGACGGCTATTCCCTGGACGGATCCTTATGGAATTTCTCACACGATCCGTTTCTCACGGCCACGTCCTTACGATGTCGGATATGTCGTCAACGTGAATGCCAAGGCCGGGTTTACATCTATCATTCAAGGTAACATGGCCCAAGCATTGGTCGATTGGACAAATACTCTTGGACCCGATCACGATGGGTTGGCGACTATTTCCATTGAGCAGATTAAGGCCCTCGTTCCGGCACAGCTCTATGGTCAAATCCCCGACTCTCTCACATACGAGGTCACGTCGTTGACACTTGGTCCAGCGGGTGGGACGATGAGCACCGCGGATATTCCTCTCTCCTATGATCAATCTCCGGTTGGATCGCTCGGCAACATCGTCGTGAATGTTTCTACGGCCCCACCTGTGGTTCGGAGGGGGATAACGAGAGTTCGGCCATGAGGGAGACTAGTCAATATGTAGACCTAATCACCCCGTTCTTCCGGGGCCGGCCGAAGTTCACTGGAACGGTCGCTGGGGTCGTTGATATCTTGTCCCAGCTCCAGAAGTTTATCGTCGATAACATTCCATCATGCTTCGACGTGGACACAGCCATCGGCGTTCAACTCGACAAGACTGGGCAATGGATCGGCCGAGACCGAAACCTGCTCACTCCTATCACCGACGCATATTTCTCGTTCTCCAACACTCCGCCGCCGCAACCTCCGGATCAATACGTCGATCCTCCGAGCGGATTAGGCTTCGATCATGCCGTGTGGGCTGGGCCGTACTCTCCGACGGATCAAATCACCGCATTGGACGACAACACCTATCGGTGCTTGTTGTATGCCAAGATCGAAGCCAATAACAGCGATGGCACGATCGCCACCATCGAGAAGATTTACTCTGATTTCATCGCATGCTGCAATCCGATCCCCGGCACTAATCTTTATGTCGAGGATAAGCAGGATATGTCGATGGTGATTGGTCTCACTGGTCATATTCCCCCAGTTCTGTATTGGGAGTTGATGACGACGCAGTTCGTTCCTGTCAAGCCGGCTGGAGTAGAGCTTTACTTCGTCACGACATCGGTTGAAGGACATCCGAACTTCGGCTTCGATGTTCAGAATCAATACATCTCGGGTTTCGATGACGCCCCTCCGGCAGCTGTTCAGGGTGGTTCCTGGGGAACGATCGTCATAATCTAAGGAGGTCGACAAATGCCCACTAATGATTACGTCCCGTTCGCATATAGCCCAACCACTGCCAACGTCATCCCTCCTGCCACGTGGGCCGCGATGACGGGACTTCGATCGAATGGGTTTGTATCTGGCACCGCACTCTCCGTCCAATGCAATACAGTCTGGCGTCAATCGTCAGTGGTTGCTGCAATGATCGCCGAGTTCACAGCTGAGCATCAGTCGGGCAACGTGGTTGACAACGGGGATGTCGAGGGGTTGGAGAACCAATTCGAGAAGGCTCTTCAAAATTTCTTGGGTGGAACCAGTCGTATATCGATTTACACCTCTACCGGAACCTGGGTGGTTCCCGAGAATATTACCACGGCTGTCATTGAAGTCGTAGGAGGTGGTGGCGGGGGAGGAACATCGAATTGGTATACCTGGGGAGCTAGCAGCATCGTCCAAGGAAACGGAGGCGGGGGCGGGGGAGCTGGAGGATGGCTGCTCGGATTGGTCTCAGGTCTTACCCCAGGGGTTTCAATACCCATCAACATTGGGCCAGGCGGGTGGGGCGGCATCGATCCTACTAATCCCTCTGGTCAGCCAGCATGGCCGAATGTCAGTGGTCAACCTGGAACCTCATCATCGTTTGGAAGTTATTTCACTGCATTTGGCGGAGGAGGCGGAGAGGATGGAACCCAATACACAGGATCCAACCCGGGTTGGCCTGCCAACGGAGGTGGAGGTGCTGGTGGAAGTGTTTCATTCGCTTCTGGAACCAACGGGATCGGCATCATAGGAGAGTCCGGGGCATTTACCGGGGCTAACCACGACGCCCCTGGCAGTGGAGCTGGGGCAATTACGATGACCGATATCATAAGGCATTACTACCTCGGAGGGGCTCCAGCCAAAGGATGGGGCACTATCAATCTTTCTGGATCTGGCGGAAGTGGAGCTGGGTATGGCGTAGGTGGCAGCGGAGCGACCGGGTATTCCAGCGGGATCTACGGCGGCAGGGGCGGACCAGGTATCGTTATCGTGAGGTGGTAACATGAGAGCGGCACGTATCGTAGACAACAAAGTCTTCGAGATAGCAGAACTCCCGGAGGGATTTACGGTCGAGGAATGTTATCCGAAAGAGGCAGGGTTCATCGAAGCTCCAGATCATGCGGTGGTCGGTGGGACATACGTCGGGGGTCATTTCGGTCCTCGTCCCGAACGCCCCGCCCCCAAGTGGAACATGGAGGCGTTGCGGGTAGCCAGGAATCAAAGATTGGCTGCCACGGATTGGACGCAATTGCCCGATATACCGGAGGAGACCCGCAACAAGTATAAACCTTATCGACAAATGCTCAGGGATCTTCCATCGAAGAACCCCGACCTCACCAACTTCATATTCCCAGAGCCTTTAGGAGAGCATCATGAAAGTTGATAATACGAAGCCTTGGGTGTTTCAAGGTCGTGGGGTCGTAGCTCCATACTCCCCGTCGGAGATCGACAAATCCCTTCGGATGTATGCTTCCGAGGTGAACATGAGGCATATCAAAGGAAAGGACCCCGCAGTCACCGGCCG